AGTGCAAATACTTGCCAACGGCATCCCCATCTACACAGGTCTAGTCACTGACTGGAACCTCGATTACGACATCAGCAATCAAGACATAATGTACGCCTCATGTTCTGATCAGTTCACGGTTCTTGCCAACCAATCACTGAACGCTGTGACCCCATCTGCTGAAGTTTCTGGCACTCGAATTAACACTGTGCTTAGCCTGCCAGAAATTAACTACCAAGGCGCTCGCGCCATTGACACTGGCAATTCAACTTTGGGCGCTTTTGCTATTAGTCAAGACACAAACGTGCTCAACTATTTGCAACTGGTGAACACCAGCGAGCAGGGCTATCTCTTTATGAGCGCCAACGGCACTCTTACATTTAAAGGCAGGACAAGCGTTCTCAACCCAGTTGCTGGGGCTACTTTTAACACCGACGGCACAGGGCTTCCATACCAAACACTGGTGAACCAATACGGCGATGAGTTGCTTTACAACTACATCGTGACTGAATCACCAGCAGGGGCAAAACAAACCACTAGCAACGCCACCAGCATTGCGCTATATCAGTCACAGCAGTACGCCCTTATGGACTTGCTCAACAGCACCACAACGGAGGTTGCTGGGCTTGGCAACTATTTGCTGGGCAAATACCAAAACCCAGTTCTCCGCTTTACAGGCCTATCTACTCAAATGGCGGCTCTTTCAACGGCTAATCAAAACATCATTCTTGGTCTTGACATGACGAGCATCTGCACAGTGGTCAAAAACTTTGTGACTGGCACCCCAGCGACTGAGACACAAACTCTAATTGTGTCAGGCATTAGCCACAACATCACTCCGGGTAGCCACATTGTTTCGTACACTTTTGAAAGCACCGACGGCAACCAATATCTAACCCTCAACAATGCAATCTTCGGAACGCTGGATAATAACCTTCTTAGTTTCTAGAAAGGAAACAACAAAATGCCAGACCAGACATTTACATCAGGACAAATACTCACAGCTGCGCAAATGACAAGTTTGCAATCCAACACAGGATTGGTTGCCATGACTCCATCTTCTGTCAGCGGAACAGGCGTATCGCTTTCGGGCAACACCGCAACAATCACCGCTGCAAGCACTGCGTCAATTATTGGATGTTTTACTTCGGCTTTTACCAACTACGTCATGGTCTATAACCTGACCGCAACATCTGACTATCTTCGAATGAGATTGCGTACCGCCAGTGCTGATATTTCAACTGGATACGGAAATACACAGGCTTTGATTACGGACAACAGCACAACGGTTGGATTCTTGAACTCTGGGGCAGCATCATGGAATGACACTCGTTGGTTAATTGCTGCCAACACTCAAGCCTACGGAACAATGACTTTGTACAATCCACAAAAAGCAGCAAGCACTTTTTACACCGCCGACGTTTCGACAATAAGTTCAACAAACAGTATGCGCTTATTTGGAAGCGGCCGAAACACCGGCACAGATGTCTGCACAGGACTTACAATTTTTCCCGACACAGGAACATTTACAGGAACTGTTACCGTTTACGGATACCGTTTGTAATGCGTAAAAGCCTAATTCTATTGGTGTTTTTAGGGTCGCTTACCGCTTGCGCAGACCGCGAACGCCTTAACTGCCCACCCACAAAGAACAAAGCCCTTCGAGGCGTAACCGAAACCATTGAAACAACAGTTGCACCGCTTTACGGCACAGGAGGCAAATGCGCATGAAACCTGACAACAGACACAGCAACGAAGAAATCAAAGCACGACTCATATTTGTCGTAGCCATCGGATTAACGATTGCATTTCTTGCTTCAATCTTGGCATTGCTATACGGACTTTTATTTGTAACCCAACCGCTTGAAGTCTCACCTAATGACGATGCAGCATGGTCTGTACTATCGCCAATGCTTGCCACATTGACTGGCGGGCTCTTGGGAGTTTTAGCAGGTAACGGACTTAAAGACAGACCGAAAGACCCACCAGCACCATGAGCAATCGCCCATACCCTTATTACCCATCATGGGACGGTAAAAAGACACAACCCGTAACAGCCAAACTCGTTGAACTATGCAAAGCACGTTGGGGAATGACCTCACTAGGCACATACGTCAACAGACCAATGCGAAACGGAGCAGGGCTATCAGTTCACGCCACCGGATATGCAGCTGACCTCAAATACAAAGACGAAGCGCAAGCAAGAATTATTTGGGACTGGTTTTTAGCCAACTCAAAAGCCCTCGGACTGTGCGAACTTCATTGGTACGCCTACGGCTCCTACGGCGCTGGTTATCGTTGCTCCCGTGGCGAAGGCAAAGCAGGCGTCAAAATCTTTACCGCCGATGACAACGCAGGTTCTTACGAAGGCAACCCAAACTGGCTGCACATAGAATTGGTCAATCAAACGCCAGAGCACTTCGAGCAAGTCTTTCGAGCGTTGAAATAGAACTCCCAGTATTGTTTGAGCGTTACTGGGGCTAGGTGGTGGGTATCTTTGTTTCCATTGGGATATCCACCACTGACTTCGCCAATTGTGTATAGTCACATCTAGCCACTCAAAGGGCTCAACCAAAGGAAACACATGAACGATTACTTATTGCAGGACTTGCCCCTATTTAGGGCTTCTAATCCGGAAACATCACGCCAAGTTAAGCCAATTAAAGTTGGCAGCCATCGGGCCATTCTTCTAGCCATTTACGCTGACGTCTTTTCCCAACTTGGATTAACAGATGAAGAAGCAGGTGCTCGAGCAGCCGCCAGAGGCCACGACATTAAGGGCTATTGGAAGCGCTGCTCAGATTTGCGCAACATGGGACTTATCGCCGATGGTGGCACCCGTAGAACCGTCTCAAGCGGCTCTCAAGCCATTGTGTGCTTTATCACCCCATTAGGCCAAGAGATTGTTGAGGGCTGGGCATGACCGATACTCAATTTATATACAGTTTCATAATGGGTTGGATCAGTTGCTGGTTGTTTCTTAAAATGATGGCAAACAGACCATGATTCCCACATGGGGTTACCTTCCGTTAGTCTCAAAGGACAAATTGACACTCGTTCAAATCTTCACGGACTTGAAAACAGGGGAACATATCAGAATCACAGTCGCCCATCGGTTGGCTCCCTATCTGACTTGGTCGCCGCCTATCGAAGTAGAGAGAACCTGAAACGCATCATGGCACTAGCCCTTCTCGCAGTCCTATCCGTACCAGCCCACGCAAGTGCAGCTTCTAATTACCATGCCAAGTATCACGGCGTCCTTCCGGATGCTTACTACGACCAACTTGCCCGTTGTGAAACTGGTGGCAACTGGCAACATTCCACAAAGTCGTACACAGGTGGTCTTGGGATTCACCGCCAAACATGGCGCACATGGTCAGACACCCCCAGTGCAAAAGGGCGCACGCCCGTCGAGCAAGTCAAAGTTGCTGACGCCATCGCGTTTAAAAGCCACATAAACCGTGACGGACGCAAAGTTTGGCGCGTAGGGCCTTGGGGCTGGGGCTGCCTAAAGGGGCAAAAGCATCTACAAAAGTTCATCTGTCAATCCCGTCACAAGGATGTGCAAAGATGGAAACGCAACTGCTAAACAAAGGAAAACAATGGAAACATCAACAGGTGAACTAATCGCCAAACTAACCAACCTGAGCCATAATCTGGCGCTCGAACTTCGCTTCAAAGAGTCAAGCCTTGTGCTAGAAGCCGTGGGCGCTCTTCATACGCTGCCAAACATTGCCGAGACAATCCGCAATTCATGGCACCCATCAATGAACGAAAGTGGGCCATCAAAGGGCTTGTCGTACATTTCAAGCGCTCAATTGGTTGACGCTGATGAGTGAGTACACACACAATGACGACGTGGCAGACCTGCTGTGGGCTAAAGAGCAGGAAATAGAAGTGCTTAAAAAAGCCCTTGAGTATTGCAATGCGGAATTAGACCGTTTAGAGAAAGAGCACGCTCGTGGCTTTTAACCTCGACGATTATGAACCAGTAGCCAGCCGCTTAGACCGCTTCTTAAAGGCTCACCCTGATGCCCGTGTCATCACCGACCTTGTGCATTACCTCAGCGATATTGCTGTGTTTAAAGCCGAACTGTGGCTTGACGGCGAAATCATTGCCACTGGATGGGCAGAAGAAATCCGTGGCCAAGGCAACGTCAACAAAACCAGCCACCTCGAAAACTGTGAAACAGGAGCCGTGGGCCGCGCACTCGCAAATGCAGGGCTATCAGGCAGTGACTTCACCAAGCGCCCTAGCCGTGAAGAAATGGGGAAGGTCGTGCGTATGCAGGGCGACACACAAATCACTGAGAACAGCAACCTTGCCAGCGATAAGCAGCAGAACATGATTCGTGCCGTCTGCAAATCAATGGGCAAGGTGCCACCAGCCAATCTTCAAGCCATGACAAAGCGCGAAGCCAGTGCATACATTGACACGCTCAAATCAGGCGAACAACCAGCCCCACAATATGACACCCCTGAGGAGCCGTTCTAATGGTTGACTTCATCATTCTTGTCATTATGTGCGTAAGTCTGTTTATGTGCGGATTCCTGCTAGGGCAAAAGTGACGCTCACTGTTGGCTCATTGTTCTCAGGCATAGGCGGACTTGACCTAGGTTTAGAACGAGCCGGCATGGAAGTTATTTGGCAATCAGAAATCGACCCTTACGCTTCAAAGGTTTTAGCGAAGCATTGGCCTAAGGTGCCAAATTATGGAGACATCAAAGAAATCAACTGGGGAGACGTTGTTCGACCTGACGTCATATGTGGCGGCTACCCGTGTCAGCCCTTTTCAACCGCTGGAAGACGAAATGGAGAGAACGACCCACGACACTTGTGGCCTTGGGTTAGGGAGGCCATTAGCGAACTTAGACCTAAGTACGCAATCATGGAAAATGTCAGGGGTCATCTCACTATGGGGTTTGACAGAGTCCTTGCCGACCTTGCCACCATCGGGTATGACGCAGAATGGCAAATTGTTTCAGCTGCATCAGTTGGAGCGCCACATAGAAGAGACAGACTCATTTTCGTGGCCTACCCCGAGAGTGACGGGCAGTGGAGAAAAGATAGCGACAATTCAGCAACGCTTTCAGAATGGTCAGAAGTACAAAAAGAGGCTCGAAGAGGCAGTGGCACTTTGGCCCACAATGACGGCGAATGGGATGGGCTCAACGGGTCACAGAGCGCTCCTCGACAAACGCATCTCTTCTGGGGAAATAACGCCAGACGAAAAGCGACAAATGACAGCCGGACATGGTGGGAGGCTGAACCCGACGTGGGTCGAGTGGCTAATGGGGTTCCCTCTCGGGTGGACAGACTTAGAGGACTAGGAAACGCCGTAGTGCCTCAAGTAGCAGAACTCATAGGCAGAATGGTCATTCAATATGACACCGATATCTGAAGCCTCATTTCAAGCGCAAGTAAAGGCTTTGGCGTTTCAATTCGGCTGGTCACTGCATCATTCACAACCCTCAATGACACGCACAGGGCGATACATAACAACAGGCTCTACAGGCTTTCCAGACATTGTTATGGCACACGTCGAACGTGGCCTCATCTTTGCTGAGTTAAAGACCGAGAAAGGCAAAGCATCAGAAGCACAGCTGCAATGGTTAAGAACACTGCACCCCCACGCTGAGTGCTACTTATGGCGACCCAGTGACCTTGACTTCATAGCGCAACGGTTGGCTCAATGCTGATCTTGTGCTGGTATGCCCTGCTAATCTCCATCGGCATCGCCATACTCCAAGGTGTTCGCCGAGACTGACCGCCTTTACAACTGAATACGACCATGGCCACATAGGGGTTTGAACTCTGTTGGTGTTTACACGGGAACGTGGGTCGTGCAGTGCGCCTAATCTCATGTGATGACTAACGTGAAGTGATGTTGGGGTAAGCCACTGTTCAGCGTCTAAACGTCATAAATACGAATGGTGTCCACTTCCCTAAGGTGTCCGGCAACCATGACCTACTTGGTCAGAACTGTGGGGAACACAAACCACAGACCTCAGTAGCAACTGAAAGCAACCGCAGGCAAAGCCAAGGGCGCTAGTAACATCACCACAACAAAGGAAACACAATGACCAAACGAAACA